TTCATTGATAACTGTTATTCTCGTCCGTAACGGTTCGATTTAGTTCATATCATTTTGATAAACCTGTGTTTATCGCCGTTTTCTGTCCGTTTTCGTTCGCGCTGGTGCGTGGCAATCCTTGAAAAAAGAGGGTATGATTTTGGGTATCGACTCATTCATACCCTCTTTTTTATGCTCAACGATACCCAAATCCGCAAGGCAAAACCAGCCGAAAAGCCTTATAAAATAACCGATTCCAACGGCCTGTACATCGTAATAAATCCAAATGGTTCAAAACTATGGCGTTATCGTTTCAGGCTTGACGGCAAAGAGTCCGTTTTCGCCATTGGCGCATATCCTGATGTCTCGCTCGCTGAAGCGCGGGAAAGGCGCAAAGAAGCACGGTTTCTTGTCCAGCAGGGGATTAACCCAGCCAAAGACAGAGCCGAGAAGAAACGCCAAAACGCGCGCCAAAACAGAAACACTTTTGAAGCCATCGCCGAAGAGTATTTGGCATCCAAGACAATCAGCGATGGCGGCATTAAAGCCATACATCGTATGCTTAAAAAATACGCCTATCCAATCATCGGAGACACGCCGATAACCAAAGTAACGCCGCGTCAGATTATGGAGTGTCTCGACGTTTGCAAAGACAAAGGCGTTATCGTGTCGGGTATATACACCCGTCAACACATGAGCGCAGTTTTTCTTTATGCGATCCGAACAATGCGGGCGACAAATGACCCGACGTTGGCTTTTGCCGGGTATCTCAAACGCCCAGAAATAACCCACGCCAAAGCCATGACCGCCGAACAAATCAGGGATTTTAAAACAAGCCTTACAAACTACAATGGTTCGTTTGTCGTCAAAAAAGCCGCGCAGTTATTGCTATACACAGCCGTCCGAACAATAGAGGCTAGGCGGGCTGAATGGGTTGATATTGACTTGCCCGCCGCGATTTGGCGTATCCCCGCCAACAAGATGAAAAAATCAAGAATGCACGTCGTGCCGTTATCGTCTCAGGTCGTCGAGTTACTCACAGAGCTACACGCGGTTACGGGTAACGGGCGGCTATTGTTTCCAAACAGCAAACGACCAGACGATATGTTGTCAGCAACAACCATTAATAGAGCATTGGAGTATATGGGGCTGACAATTTCAGGGCATGATTTTAGAGCGACACTTGCAACCAATCTGTCAGAGATGGGCTACGAGCATGAGTACATCAAGGCGCAGCTTGCACACGCCAAAGACAATCAGACCGACGCGGCATATTTTCACGCCAAATTTATCACGCAACGCCGCCAAATGTTGCAAGATTGGGCGGATTTTGTAGATAGTCTTTGAAATATTATTTAGAAAACAAAAGCCGCCTGAAATCTCAGACGGCCTTTGTTTTATTGAAGAGTATCAGACAACGCCTTATGCCTTGCCTTACAGTCATTATATAGCCCGATGACTTGCAACGACCACGGCAATACGTCCGCACCTGTTCCGCCCTCAAGTTTCGGCAGTTTGGGGCATGGCTGTACTAAATCGGCGGGCGGTTTAGTCGCCGTCGGCAATGGCGGCATTGATGACTGACACGCCGTCAGAATCGATGCACACATTGCGATAGACAACGCGTTCAACAAGTTTCGGAACTTGAACATAGCGAATCCTCTCTTTCTCTTCCCGCACTGCTTTTCCTGCTTGATATACAGTAGACGTTTCGCGGTCTTCTTTAGCTTTCTCAATCGCGGCATCTTTCAGACGGCCTGAAATTTCCGCCGCCATTTCATCGCGCCCGCGCCGATATTCCGCTTTGCGGTCGGCTTGCCACGCGCCGATACAGATTGCGATCACAACTAAAACCGCAATCAATTTCCAATTTCTGAGCAACGTTTGAGCCATAATTCAAACATATCCTTATAGGTTTTAATCTCACGTTCAGTAAATTCAAAAGCCGCTAGGTCTGCGTTTTCGCTCGCCACACGGCTTTTGGTTTGCCATTCCGCGATTTTCCGATTTGCAAAATCAACGGGGTTCATGCCCAACCTCTAAACGTGCAGACCGGGTAAATAGACGGTTTTCCCGCCTTTTTTGGTTGCCGTCAGGATTTGGTTACGCATCGGGCTGTTGCGGCGGAAGCCGACATGCACCCATGCGCCATCGCCACGTTCGGGAAATTCGAGAATCAACTGGTCGAATGTGATTTTCCCCTCGTCCCGCATCTTGATGATTTCTTTCGCGAACGCCAAAGAAGTCAAGCCTACTGCGTCGCAGTCAGCAGCCAAGCCGAAACGGTGGGCAGATGTTGGCGACCCGCCGACTGCCTTGTTCACACGCTCGCTACGAAAGCATGAAGTTACGACGATTCCACGCCCAACATAGGCGCGAATTTTTTCAAGCTGCTCCGCCGTGTATTGGATATTGCCCATTTCAGCGGCGGACGGCACGTTTGAAATACCTAAACGACGCGCTGTTTCGCTTCGTGTCAGTTCTTTTAAGCTAAAGTGTTCAGTGATTTGCATTTCTTATCTCCAAATAAAAAAGGCCGTCTGATTTCAGACGACCTGTTGTTGAATTAATCTTTATCGACGAATTTACCCGCCGTTTTCTTGACCCATTTAGTCATAATGCTTGGGGCTAGGCTTTTCACAGTATCCATCGCATGACCTGTCAGTATGCCGACAAAAGCACCGGCTACCGCGCAAGTCCAAACTTGATTTACCATCAAAAACCGTTCTGCTACTGCCGCCGCAGCAACCGCCGAAATCAAGGCTTCAAACAGGCTTGATACTGGTGCGTCATGGTCTTTCATACTCGACCACACACTACCGACGATGCCGCCCCCTATGGCAAACAGATAGCCGAATTGAAAAAAATCGTGCATCATTCCCCCTTCTGTTCTCGTTTGAATTTATTCTCCGAAAACAAGAATTTAAGTGAGTTATTTCCAGCGAGTAAGCACAGAAAAGCCAAGACGGGCGGAATAACCATGCCTGTATGCGCAGGCGGGTAGGCAGCCCAGAAAGCATATGCCGTCAAATACCAAATAAAAGCTGATATCAACAACATATAGCCTGACAGAACCTCCCCTTTGAATGTCTGCCAGTACATCACCGCCAACTGCGACACACCGACGCCGCCGAATACCAGTATCAGCGTCAGTTCCGAAATGTCTTTGAACTTGTAGTAGATGGGCCAGTTGTAGATATCGTTCGGCGAGAACGCGAAGACCAGCGCGTAACCAATCATCGAACACCCGCTGACAAACTCAACTGCCCGCGTCCCCGTGCTGAATAACCAACGCTGAAAGCGAACGGGAAGAAATCGAAGTTCAAAGGCATATTTAAGCCATTGAATAGACTTGCTCATTAAAGACCTCCATAGAAAAAAGGTCGCCCTTTCAGACGACCTAACCACTTATACCAATTTGAAATCACGATTCATCTGTTTCAGCAGCTTCACTATATCCTTTTTGTGGACAAAGTCGCCGCCCGTTGTGTTGATGATAATCGTGCTGTTATCGCCCCCTGACTGACCTGCCATCTCACGAATGGTCTGCGCGTGTTCCGCTGGCAAGACCATCTCGTTTTCGTGCAGTTGCGTCAGTGGGTTAATGCCTGCCGGAATATCCCAGCCGCCAGCCGCCGATGGAATCCGCGTTGTAGTCGTGGTCGTTGAAGAACCGCCACCGCCCATCAAACCCATTACAGCCGCCATCATTGCCGCCATTGCTGCGACGGCAAGAATCGGGCCGACATAAGGAATAGACGCTTGAGAAGCCGCCGCACCTGATGCCGCCTGAACAGCGTTACTGCCGACGACCGCCGTCGTTTCCGTTGCTTTGGTCGCCGCAGTCTTAGCCGCAGCCGCCGTTTCCAACGTCTCTTTAGTCCCGAAAATCATCTTATAAATCGCCGATTCCTGAACCATGCGCTGCATCATGCCCGCAAGCGGTTTTGTAACCATTTCTTGAATAAAGGTTTGCCCCATACTTTTGAAAAAGTTATTCATCGCCGTTCGGAAATTCTGCGTCTTCGACAACATGGCAGAAAAAGCCTGCCCCATCTGTTGCTGCGCTTCTTGCCAAACGTTCTTGCCGCCGTCTTGCAGCATTTCCATAACGTTGGGCGTGTCTTTCCGGCGTTGGTTTTCGCGCTTGCCCTGGTTCTTGGTTTGCTCGCGTTCGTGACCTTGCCCAAGTTCCGCCATTTGCTGTTTCAGCTTGTCTATGGCTGATTGGCTGTATGTCGGGTCTTGTTCGGCAAGTGCGATCCGTTCTTGCAAGGCGTCATAAGCGATTTGGTAACGGCGGTTTTCAAACTCGATTTCTAAATCTAGGCGTTCGAGTTGTAAAATGCGCCCAGCGGCTAGAGCTTGGTCTGCCGCGTCCTTTTCCATATCCAGCTTGTGCTTATCCAGCTTCTCCCATGCCGCCACCTGATTGATTTTGGCTTCGGTCGATTGTTTGGATAACTGGTCTTCGAGGGTCAGGATTTTTTCACGCAGTTTCAAGCCTGTTTTACTGCCTGCGTCAACCGTTGCTAGTTTTGCGCGCCAGTAAGCGGCTTCACGCGCCAAATCCCATTCTTGATGACTCAGTGTGTCGCGCTGCATTTCGCGGTGTGCAAGTTTTTGGGCTTTAATTTCTTCTTCCCACGCCTGCATCGGGTCTTTGGCTGCGCCGGCATGATCGCTGCCTCCGCCGCCTCTACCCTTGCGCCCGCCACCTTTGCGGCCACTTCCGCCGTGACCGCCGCCACCTCCACCACCACCAGACGGAACGTGTGATTTTGGTATGCTACCTCCGCCACCGCCACCGCCGCGCATGGCTTTTTGCTCGTGAATCAGAGCAGCGCGGGCTTTGATGTTGTCAATCGCATTCCCGACACGGTCTTTTGACATGCTGTCAGAGATTCGACCGCCAAGCCCACCGTCGTCCATGCGCCCAATCTGAACATTATTCAGCTTGTCGATGCCTGATACACCAACCATCGACGCGGCTTTGTTGGCGTAGTCAATCATGCTGTTAATCATGCCGACCGCTCGGTTTACCATCCACTCAATCGCGGAGATAAACACGTTGCCGATAGCCTTGCCAAGATTGGCGAAGAATTGCGGCATATTGTTGGCGGCTTCTTTAATCAGCATCCAGCCTGTTGCGAACGTGTTGATATAGGTGTTGACATATGCGCCGACAACCGTTGCAATCGCCGACATGACACGGCTAAACAATGCCGACCAGCCGCCGACATTCTCATTCAGCCAGTCCGTCACGCCGCCAAACCAAGCCTTAATCTCTTCAATCGCCGCCCCGATGGTTTCCGTGATTGCCTGCCAAACCGCCTGAATCACATCAAGCAGATTCGACCAGCCACCGCCGAAAATGTCGATTTGGTCGCCGAATTGGGCAATCAATCCGATGACCGCGCCGATGGCGACCGCAATCAATCCGAACGGGTTTGCAAGCATGGCGACATTTAAGCCGATGACCTGCGCCGTCGCGGCGGTAACAGCAACCGCAAAGCCCGCCATAATCGGGACGACCAAATTCAGGTTATCCGCAATCATTTTGATGATTGACGCAATGCCCGACATTGCGCCGCTGTCATTCAACAACCGAGAAATCATGCTTTGCCAGTTGTTTGAAAACACCGTCAAAGCCTGCCCCATCGTCATTGGCATTTTTGCCGCCTGCTCGCCGAATTTTTCCGACGCGCCCGATATAGCTTTAAACAGCACATCCGCCGTCAGTTCGCCCTCGCTGCCCAGCTTTTTAATTTCAGCGCGGGATTTCCCCATATATTCCGCAATAGTATCAAGCAGGATAGGGGCGGCTTCGGCAATGGATTTAAATTCATCGCCTTGTAATACACCACTGCCTAACGCTTGCGATAACTGCAAAAGCGCGGCGGCTTGCTGCTCCGCCTGAACGCCGCCAATAGTCATGGCGTTGTTCGTCGCTTCGGTAAACTGCAAGATTTCCTGTTGCGTGTAGCCGTAGTCTTTCAAGGCGCGGCTTGTCGAAACGTACAGGCTTGACGTTGATTCCAACGACGCACGGGTATTGTTCGCCACCTCCAAAAGCTGACGCTGTACGGATAAATACTCCGTTTCAGACGACGTGACTTGTCGGACTTGGCTGTTTATCGACTGCATGGCGTCGGCAGTATCAAGCAGGGATTTTGCGAATGACAGTGTCGCAAAACCGGCTAAAACCGTTCCGATTTTACCCAGCCCGCCCGCTGCTTCCTCTGCCTTATCGCCTGTCTTGGCAAGTTCGGCATTCAGTTCGCTAACCTTTTCCTTGCCGTCGCTGACGCCTCCGACAAAATCGGACATATCGATGTCGAACGCCTTTTCCATTGATTTCTGCATTTCGGAAAAGCTGCGTGTCAATTCGGATCGCACCTGCCCGATAGCGTTTTCAATCTGCTTGGAAGCATTCGACGCTGCGCTTGCCGCCTGATTAAAACCCGCAGCCGTGCCGTTTTCGACGGTTATCTTGATTTTCGCTTCTAAATCGCTCATACGACCGCCCATAAAAAAGCCCGTGAATCATCACGGGCATGGTTTCAAATTTAAATTAGGCTTCAACCAGTTCGGCACCTGAGAAGACGCTTTGTTCATTCCCTTGCTCGACTACTTTCTGATACAGCCAAGCGCGAGACACTTCTTCGCCATCGGGCAGTGCTTCAACGGTGACGGTATGAGAGCAAAGCGGATTTCGACCCGCTTCACACGCCTTTTGGGACACATAGCCGTTCAGCGTCGCGGTCGCATTGCCGTATTTGTAGTCAATACTGACATACTCAATCACATGATGGCTTGCGACTGCCCCCGTGCTTTCGTCTTCGATTTCGTGGTTAATTGCAATAACTTTTTTCATAATAAACTCCTATAAGGTTAACCCATAGCCACAAGGACATATGGTGTACTTTCAAGTTCTACTGGTCGTCTATATGTGGTTTCGTGGTCTATCTCAATTACAATATTCGCAACATCACCAGGGGAAATGACTGATAGATATGGAATATTGTAAAACAAGCCTCGATAATGCTCATGCTTATCTCCGTCAACATACGAAAACACAGACCAGCACTCTTTATTGATGGCGACATATCCATTAACTTTAACCACCACCCAATAACTTGATTTACTGTCAGGCGTCGTGAAAGATAAGTTCTGAAACGATAGAATAATATTCTTCTTGCTTTTGTTGTGGTAACGCAAAAAGTATCGCCCCGCCCCTGTCCTTTGAAACGGCAGAAACTTCAGAACATCTCCTTCGATTTTGTCCGCGTAAATCGTACCCTCAAAACGCCCGTTTTTTGCGTATAAATCCCCATCCCTCGATACAGTAAAAGCACCGTTACCGATATTGATGTTGCCCGCGTTTATATCGCCCAAATCACTACTTACAGCCGATAAGGTTCTAACTGCTAACTTGTCGGACGTGATTGAGCCTGCTTTAAGTTTATCGGCTGTAACAGCGTTTGCCGCCAGTTTTTCAGCGGTAATACTACCCGCCGCCATTTCACGCGCAGTAACGCTTCCAGCGGTCAGGCGGTTTGCGTTCAGCGTGTTTGCCGTGATTTTGTCGCCGTGAATATCCCCAGCGTTCAACCTATCGACAATCGCCTTACCGTTTACCACTAGTTCGCCATTCACGCCAACGCGGTTTTGCCGTGTATCTACCGTAAACGGGAAAACGTCAGCTTTGCCGGCTGCGCCAATTCCGAAGCGGTCAACATTCACAATAAACTTGCTTTCAGGCGTTCCGTTTTTCGGCGTGGTTGACAAGCCGTAGCCCGCTACCTTGCCGTTTGCGTCGACCTTGACAGTGTATTGCGCTTCCAAGCCGTTGATACTGCGTGCATGGGCTTGTACCGTCGCTTTATTTCCGTCCGCCGTTGACTGGGCTGTCGTGATACGCTCGCCAAGCGATTTGATGTCGCCCGTTGCTTTAGTTAAGGTCGTCTGAATGACCTGAACCGTGCCGCGAACTTCCTGCAAACCGTCGTTGTCCTCAGGGGCGGGACTCCAATCAGTCGCTACCGTTCCGCGTTCCAGCTTCACATTGGAAACCTTGATGGATTCCGATGTCTGATACCGTGCCTGAACGATGATGTTCCGCAGTGCCTTAACCTCTTTGGCAACCGTGTGCTTAGCAACAATACGCTGTTTCAGCGTTTTGGTCGTACCGCTGATGGCTTCGTCGTACCACGCAGCAAAATACCCGATAGAGTTGTCGGCATAGGTTACGGAAAATTCCGCGCCGATTCGCGGGTATGGTTTGCCGTATGGCGATGTGGCGTTTGTCAGTTCGATGTCGCACGAGATAATCAAGCTGTCGCCTTGCTTCAGTTCCAAAGCAGACGAAACGTCTATGGTGACGTTTTTGGTCTGATTATTCCCGCTCACTGTCAGCACTTTGCTGGGCGTTCCTGTTGATAGGGCGTAGTTGCGGCCACCAACAGAAACGCCGTCAATCTTCGCAGTCAGCGTTTGGATTTCAGACGACCTCGCACTGTCTTTCTGATTAACGGTTTCGCGCAATGCTGTGATACTGCTTTCAGTATTGCCGACCCGTGTTTTCAGGGCTTCCGTTGCGGCGGTTTGGGCGTTAATTGCTGTGACCCGCGCTTGTGTTTCGCGCGTGATGTTGCCCTCAGCCGCAGATACACGACCCGCCAACGTTTCACGCTCCGCAGCTTCTGCCCTGTCGCCGTCTGCCCGTGCTTTCTTTTCAGCCTCCAAGCCTGCGGCGGTCGTGCCTTGTGCTGCTGTAACCGTCCTGATTTGCTGCGCCTGTTCGTTATTCACTCGCTCGACAGACGTTATCTTGTTTCCAAGTTCGCCGGCTTTTGTAGTCAGGTCGTCTGCGGCTTTCTTCGCTGCGGCTTTCGCGTCTTCTGCCGTGCGGGCAACCGCTGCCCGTGCTTGCGCTTCGGCTGCGATTCGTGCGTTTACACTCCCCGCGCCGTTGCCGTCTATCAGGGCGATTTTGTCGCGCAAAGCCTTGTTCAGATTGCTTTCTGACAGGTCGGTCGTGTTTACGTCATAGACGGTAAAAGCCACGCTGTTGCTGATTTTCAAGGCGTCTTTGCCGAAGCTGTCATAGCCTGCGGCGCGAACGTGGTATGTCTTTCCTTTCTCAAGCGGGTTGCCGTTACATTTGGCGATGGTTACAAACGTTTCCGCTCCGTCATAGACTTTGTTTGCGTCTATGGTCGGTACGGCTGCATTTTCGGAAACCCAAACGATAATCCCTGCAAAGTCTTCTTCAGCGGGTTTTTGGCAGGTAAAAAACGCCTGCTTCAAACCACTGTCAACGGAAATGCCTTGCAATGCTTGCAGTTGCGGATTTTGCGCCGCGATTTGCACCCAATTCCCCGTCTTCCCGGTAACCGCTCGACCGCGGACTTTAAACACAACATCACGCACCTGCCCGCCGTCGGCTTTCATGTCTGCTTGCGTGTAGGTGTAGCTGTTGTCCACAATACCGCTGACTTGGCGCAAACGGCGTTGGCTGTTGCCTGCGTAGATTTCCACGTCGTAGGTATCCGCCCCGTCCAACTTATCCCAAGCGATGACGGCTTCTTTGCCGTATGCCCAAGATGATGTCAGGCGTAGATTTTGGATTTGCCCAAGCGGTGCGCCCTTGATGGTGTAGGAATACGCGGGGACGGACGCCAAATCCTGTATGCCGCCGCTGAAAACGTTGTACGAAACCAGCTTGACCCAAACAGTCCGACCAATCCAGTTACGCGGGACGGCATACTTGAACAACGTATCGTCAACACGCGCGAACTTACTGCCCGCCGCATGGCTGTCAATAGCAGAGCCATACGCGCCGCGTGTCAGGTTGCCCAGTGTGTAACGACCCACGCCTTTTAATTCTGCGTTTGCGTATACCAAAAACTCGCCGTCAACGTAGCACAATGTCAGCAAATCGCGGCTATCCTGCTCCGTGCCGCCCGTCATTTGACCCGCGGAAATTTCCACGCTTAGGGTGTTGGTACGGTCGAAAACCGCACCATTCGGCAAAGCAGCCGTCAGCGATCCGAAACGCGCTTTGTGATTGACCGCGCCGACGCGGGTATAGCTGTCGCCGTCGGTGGATACCCACACTTCAGCACCGCCCCACATATCGCCGCCCGCCGTTGCCATCCAAATTTGCGGCTCGCCGCCTGTCAGTTGTAACGGGGCTTCGAAGATAACGGGCGCATGGGCATTACCCGGCGACACGTTGTAGTCAGCCGAGTAACCCAAAGATGGCTGCGTCGGATATTCAGATACGGTGTGGACACCTACGGGGTAGTCTTCTGCCTTGACGGAAAGCACACCCTCTTCATCCTCTTCAATTTCCGTGATTCGGACGGGCGTTTTATTCAAACCAAGCCCTGCGTCTGTCAGGGTTACGATGTCCATCGGTTCAAGCAGGCAGTATTTCCATCCCAGCTTAAACTCATATTCATTACGGACGTACAGGGCGCGCTGCAACAGTTGTTGCGCTACTTTTTGGGCTACCTTGCCATCACAAATGCCGTGCATCTTGACCGCTTCTTTCGGGCGCAATCCGTACTGTTCGATGTTCGCCTGGTCTTTCACTTCGGCGATGGCGACGTTGTAGTCATTATCGCGGTCGAGGTACTCAACTTGAATCTGATTAAACGCATCGGCATTGGTTTTGCGCTCAACGTTTACAGGGTCTTCCGCGCCTGAGACGATAAAATCGTCATCGGTCAGGTCGTAGATAGCTTTGTTGTCGGCAACATATGCCGCGCCGTTGCCTGAATAATTGCCGTCGCCGTAAGGGACGATTTTCAGACGACCTTGCGAAAACACCGCCGCACTATTGGTCTGCTCCAGCAGTTCGGAAATGTTCCGTTGCGCCTCGCCCTGTTCCGTGTAGGCGGGACTTAGGAAAATACCGACCGCACGGCAATAATTGCTGTATCGGTCGGTGTCGCCAATGCTGTCAACGGGGAATCCGCAGCCGTAGCGTTGGTTTGTCAGCAGGTCTCGGATAATATCGCGCGGGTTTGCGTCAGGGATATTGCCCGAATAACCCAGTTTCCCGATAACCTCAAAATTGTGCTGATAAATCTGCGCGGATTTCGTCAGTTCATAGTTTGGGCTGCACAGGTAGGCGGTACCTGAGTAGTTCAAGGCTTGGTTTTGGTGCTTCGCCTGCGCCAAATGCGTCCACAACGGCTGTTCGTCGCCACCGCGCATAAGCGTCAGGCGCAGTTGTGCCAGCGAATCGAACTTTTCCTTATCACGCCAAATACGACCAACGCCTTGAATTTCGCCTTCGCACAATGCAAGCATGACGGCGGCTTCGTAGGTGTAAGTAATATCGACTTGCTTCACACCGCCACCACCTTTGCCGCCTTGCTGCGTCGTGGTTTTGTTTTCTATGGTGACAAAGTCGCCGTACCAAATCAGATTCCCGGCTACACGGGTTCTGCCGTAGATGACAGGCAGGGTAAGCCCTTGCGACGACTGTTGTACCTGTAACGATAAAATCCGCTCTTCCGCTGACGTGATGGTTGACGACTTCCCGCCCATAGAACACCTCTAAAAAATTAATCTACCAAATGCGCCTCGTACCACAAACCAAGCAAAGAGCCTGCGTAGTTGGTTGCAATATCGAAACCTGTTTCTGTTGCGTTTGCCTGATAGGTCAGTCGCGCCTGTACGGTTACCAGGTCCAAAGTGACTTTGACAAACGGCTTTTTGCTAAACGGCTTTTTGAACTTGACCGTCATAAATTCATTATTTGCAGGATTAGTTAAAAATTCAGAACGCGCGACATACGCCGCTTGATACTCTTTGCGTGTATCTGCGATTTCATCCACACGGGCAACGACTTTTTCAAGCTGCTTGCGTAAATCGCTGTCGTCATACGCCGACCCGCCTTTTGGCAGTTTTTCAAGCTGTTTTTTGATGGCTTCTAATTCTTGCTTTATCTCAGCGTCGTTGTATGGTGCGCCGCTCGGCAAGGCTGCCAATGCCTGTTTGATTCGTGCCAATTCCTGTTTGACGGCTGTGTCGTCATAACTGCCACCGCCGCTACCGCCACTGTGGTCACCGCCAAGCCCATAGGCTGATACTTCAATGTTCATTCAGTACCTCCAAAGTAAAAAATTTCACATCACGCCCCGAAAGTTCGGGCTGGTCGATGTCGTCTAAAACCACACCGCGCCCGATGTAGCTGTGAATAATTTTGTTGTCGCCCACCAAAATGGCGGAATGGCTGAACGTGCGCCCGAACTTCCACATAGCGATGTCGCCGGGCTTCGGGTCGTCCGTCTCTTTGAAAAACTTGGCGATAACCTCCAAATACCGCTCTGTGTCGCGGTGCAGATGCCAGTCGCGGGAATATTTGGGCGGCGTGAAGTCATCGGGAATGATGCCGACCGCGCCGTAAACTCCGACAAGCAGCATGGCGCAATCCACGCCCGCGCCCTTGACCATTGCGAAGTGATGATAGGGTGTGCCAAGCCATGACCGCGCTTCTTCGATAATCTGTTCTCTTAAATCCATTTCAGACAACCTCTAAACCACCGTGTCGGCGGACGGGATATACGGGAATCCGCGAAAATGCACGACGTTGTCGAATTTGTTTTTGCAGGTATCCTGACGCTTGTTGCAACCGGGATAAACCTTAAACACATCGCCAGCTTGCGGCGGGTAGGGCAGGCGCAAGGCAAATTCAAACGTATTGCCGTTATGCGCCTTAACCGTCCTGCTCAAGCCTGCGTTTCGACCGCTCGTAAACTTAATCACGCCCTGCGAAAACCACCCGTCAGGCTGCGTCAGGTTGTGTTTCAGTACAGTTCCCGTTTGGCTGTTTTCCGTTACGCGGCCGTCCACTGTGAATTTTTCGCGGTTGACCTTGCAACCCTCGTCATAGAGCGTTCTCATACAGCCCGCCTGATAGATGTTGCGCGGGCTGGAAACGTTCAAAAGCTCAATGTCGGATTTCACGTCAACCTTTACAGATGACCTACTGCCCGATACGTCCGACACGCGCCCCGAAAAGATATTCACAGCACCGACGGGGCGAAGTTCGGCAAGAGAGCCGTTAACATCGGCAACCGACCGCAAATCAACGCCTGAAATCCTGATAGAATCGGACGTTTGGTATCGTGCCTGTATAATCAGGCTGTGTATTTCCTTGACCGTTTTGCCATCGGGGATTGTGTGTTTGAATGAAATCCGCTCGTTCAGTGTTTTCTTAGCACCGTTGACCGCATCTTCATACCAGCAGCCGAAATAGCCGACGGAATTGTCTGTATAGGTTACAGACAACTCGGCACCGATACGCGGATAGGGTTTACCGTAGATTGATGTTGCGTTTTCAAGCGCAATATCACACGACAATACAAATTCATTCGGCAAATCGCCGCGAACTTGTAGCGTTTTGGTCTCGGTTCGATTCACGCCCGACACCTCTAGGACTGAGTTTGCGTCCTCTACCATGTTGCCGATAGATGACGCACCGACCCCAAAGAAAACGCGGTCTATCTTGACCCGCGCGCCGTCCAGTACGCCGCCCAAAGCAGCTTCCGCCCATTGCAAACCCTCCAGCCTGTAATCAGGGTCGGAAGCGATTTGTAGCGTGTTGGAATCCACATCTAAGCCGACAGCGATACGGGTTGCCCCGCGCTTGATAATCAGCTTATGCGCTTCGTAGGTCTGCCCATCCCAAACGACGGGCATATCCGCGCTGGTATGGCGCAGCACCTGCCCACCTGAAAGCGTGATGGTGTATAAATCCGCCATCTGAAATTCATCGCTGCCGTGTAGCAAGTCAATCAGTTCTTTTGTCGCTGTCTTCATAACTTCACGCTCGTAAACTCAATCTTTTTGGCCGCCCATAGGCTGCCCAAAACGTTTTCAAAATCCGCCGTGTCAGACGTAAATCTCACGCGGAAATAAAAGCCGCCCGTCCATGTAATCGGACGCCCCGGCGTTTGCGGTGTATTGAAAACCAAAACGCCCTTGTCAGTAACGGTGTAATCGCGCCCATACGTCAAAGCCACGCCGCCCACTTTGACGGCGGGTCGTTCCTTGACCGCCAAGACAGGCTCGATGAAACCGCCCATCGAACGGACAAGCTGATAGCGCGTAACGCCCTGCACCGTGTTTCCGATAGGCTGGTCGGTTACAGCGTTGTCGGTCGGATCGTCGTAGAGGAAACTTTCGAAGCTGCCTTTACGGGCATTGAAGAATCCCGCCAGTTGCTCCAATTCGTTTACGGACGCTTTTGTCCGCAATACCTCAAACGACAGGGAGAACCGCCATTGCGGATAAGTGTAGTAGGCTGTTCGAAATTCACGCCCGCTTGCTGATTTCTGCGTCCCGGTACTCCATACCGCAGTTTTCTTTCGCCCCCACTTTAAGCCGGGAAACGTGGGGAAAATTGCATTGCCCATTTAGATGATTCCTTTCGCTTTCAGCAGAGCGTCAAATTCTTCTTTTGGCAGTTCGTTACCGCCAAGCATACCGATGGCTTCGGCTTCGTCCGCTTCGCTCTGTACGACGCTCGACGACGGCTTAATGCCCATGTACGACGCTACCAAGATATGCACGGGCGGGTGTTCGCGCCAATACTCGTTCAAATGCTGGATTCGCGGCAAATCCAAGTTGTCGGCGACGTAGTCCCACGTCCACCCCGTAGAGGCGCAGACGTGGGCAATCATCGCGCCAAAACTCAGTCCGCCGCCTGAACTTCCCCCGCTTGTGCGGCTTCCTGTTCTTTGCGTTTCAAGCCCGAAACGTCCATTACGGCGGCAAACACTTCATTCATGTTGCCGATGTCGATTAAGTCGGCGACTTCTTCGCGGGTCATATCGGGATAATTGCGTTTCATAGCGGCATGGGCGCAATCAATAACGGTAGAGATTTGCTTTGTATCTTGGACGTTGCCGTCAAATGCGCCGATGCGCTCTTGCAACTGTTCCAGCGCGCCAAGTGCGATAGGTGGGATAACGTAATTTGTGCCGTTCAATTCAACGGTTACGCCTTTAATTCGTACTGTCATTTTTGTTTCCTTGATTCAGGTTAAATAAAAGACCGCCCTTTCGGACGGTCTGCGCGGATTACTCTTGAATCCACAACGTACCGACTTTAAAGCCCGCTTCATCGGTTTGCGCCGTGAAGTCGATTTCAGGGACGGAAAAGTCATCGTTTTTGGTCGAGAACAAGCCCAGCTTGCCGCTGGTTACGCTTTCCAGTTCCAACAGGGCTTTTTTGCCCTTGAACTGCGTCAGGTATTTAAGCTTAAAGGTCGGCGTATTACCCATCGCCAAATTTGTCAGTTCAAGTTTCTTGGCTGACGGCATGGTTTGGGTATAGGTAAAGCTTGGGTAAACGGTCTTACCCTTATCCGCTTCAGCAAAGGTGTACAAGCCTGTTGCGGACACCATGTATTGCCCCGCCGTCGGATTGCTGGCGACCTTGATGTAAGCCGTACCATCGCTACCCATCACGCCCGCATCTTCCACGAAGCGACCGCCATTAGGCGCGGTTACTTGCACGGTATATGCGCCGCTCGCGGGAATCGCTTTACCTGTTACATCCGCCCAAAGAGCTTTCATTGTGCCGGTTGCATATTCCGCGCCGAAGAACAGGGTATTCAGGGCGAGACCGTTAATCAGCGCACCTTTGAATTTGCCTGACACTTTGACCTTGCCTTGTGCAACCGCCAAAGCAAAACGGTTTTGACCGTAAAACTCTTTCAGTTCCGCCGATAAATCGACGGACATTTCTTGCAAGCCCATGATTCGCACGGGCGTTGCGTTCTGCACATGGTTGCCATAGGCATCCGTAATCATTTCGGCGAACACTTCGCCGCTACCAAACGTCAACTGCATGACATTTCCTTTCAAAAATAAAACCGCATTACGCGGCGCAAATCACAATCGGGATAATACAAACCGCCTGCTCGCCAAGCGTCCCTTCGTCTGTTTCCACTGTACCCTCAACGCGGCAATACTCAACATCCGCGCCATCAACCACTAAAGCCGTCTTACCCGTGATAGGGTGGACGGCGTTCACGGTATTGCACACCGCGTCAATCAGCGGATTCATGATGGGCGCGGGCGGCTCGCCTGACGTTTGGACGTACAGATACACATTGATGCGCAAAATCCACTTGGTTTCCTGACCGGTCAGCGTTACCGCCTGCATATCGCCCTGCGCCATAAATAACGCAGGCTGGTCGTAGCGTTTTACATCGTTCCAGTGCAGTAATTTACGGCTCTTGGTAACAAAACCGTCCAATGCGTCCAGTTTCGCCCACAGCGCGGAATAAATCGCTTCGCGGTTCATCGCAATACCCCCTCAATGGATTTTTGCAAATCCGTTTCAATCATCGGCTTCATGTCGCGCAAAGCCGACCGCAGGAATGACCGCTCAGGCAGGCGAACATTGCGAGAATGCGCGCGCACCTGAACGTATCGCGGAGATTTGAGCGGTCGTCCGAATGCCTGACGAACCTGACGCAAAGATGCCTTGACGTTTACCGTGCCTGCAAAGCCATATTCATGCGCCTTGCCGTAGCGGACGTTTGTGTTTACTTCGCCGATTACCGCGCTGCCCGTGTTGGTTACTTGCTGATGTATCGACCGGCGCAGATTGCCCGCCCGTACATTCAACACCTGCCCCGACAAGCGGTTTTGCATAACCTCACGCTGCAAACGTAACGCCGACCGACCGACAGACTGCACAATAGCCGTCTGAACTTTGTCGCCGTAGGAACGCAACACCGCTGCCAAAACATCGCCGCCGATAAACTCCATCCTAAGCATTACACGCCTTTCCGCTTGTACTCATTGAGTATCGCAAACGCAGATGGCGGCATACCGCCCGAATCGCTGAACGTAGAAAAAGCGATGGTCTCGCCTGCAAGCGTTTTCGACTGTACGCCCTTGTTCTCGATTTCGTTCATTCGCTGCGTTGCGATAATCAAGATGGCTTCCTGAATATCAGCGGGTATGGGTTCATAGCCCGCGCGGTACGATACTTCGACGTTTCGGATTCCCTGTGCAAAACAGGCATGGCGAATCAGCAGCCAGTTATCAAAATCCCAGTCGTTCGCCGTGCGCCCGTTGATTTTTACAGACGACACGGACAAGACAGGGTATTGATTCAGGACAATACGGTTTTTGCCGTTGCCGTTGTAACGCTCGACGTAGTCCGCTGCTTTCAGTTTGCGCCCGATATAGGCTTCGACAGCCGCCGATACCCCGTTAAGCAGGGTTTGGAAATATCCGTCCTGCTTGTCGTGGGTAACGCCTAGTCGCTGTTTGAATAAATCAAGAGAGACAAGGGCGGTCATCGTTATTCAGCCTTTTCAGCTTCGTCGGTTTGCTCGGCTTCAGCCTGTTCAGTTTCGGCAGGTTCTACCGCTTCAACAGTTTCAGCCTGTTCGGCTGGCTGTTCTACCGGCTGCTCGGCTTTCGCTTTGCGTCCGCGCTTGGCTTTTTCAGGCTCGGAGGCAACGTTACCAAAGCCGAACTGATACAGGAATTGCGCGGCTTCAGCGGGGACTTCCACGATGCGGTCTTCATCCACCGTATAGCTTTGGCTACCAAAGGAAACATCGGTAAAGCCCTCAGGGGCTTGTAATTTAACCAATTCAGTCATTTTGATTCTCCAAAAGAAAAGGCCGCCTGAAAATTCAGACGACCTTGTTAGGGTTAGGCGGCGTTGGTAATCATACCAAATGCAGGCATGAACATACCTTGCAGCAACTCGTCCGCATAGACACCGTATTCATACATACGGGTACGCAGCGGCCATTCGATTTGGTAATACTCTTGGCGCGTACGCACTTGCAGCAGATTGCCCACGCCTTGAACGTAGGCAGGCAGACGGGTCGAATAGAACAAGTAAGTACCGGCAGGCAAGTTCGGGTGTACCACGATGTTCAGTTCGTCGCCTGTAATTTTGTTCAGGTACGATCCGACCACTACGCCCGCGCGAATATTCGCTGCGTTGTCGATGTCAACTTTCAGCTTAATCAGCGGCGCACCGCCGTTGCCGATAATCAGCTTAGTCAGCGCAGCCAAGTCGCGGGCATTGACGTAGATGGTATCGGGGGACAAGCGGTATTTCGAGAAGAAATGCGCGAACGCTTCTTCAAACTCATACACGCCGCCCGCGCCGTCTGAAGTCAAGCCGTTGCCTTTGTTGTCCGACCAGAACGCGCCTGAATCGGGCAGGGCGATTTGGGTCAGCAAGCCGTCAAATTCCAAAACGGAAGTGGAATTGTCTTCAGACGGCAAAGATGCAGCGGTTTGAGTGCCCTCAGCATCAGCCAAGATTTCCACTTTGGCGGCGGTGGTAATCGCGCCCAGTTTTTCAGAGCCAGCCGCGCCCCAGTACCAAGCGTAGGCAACCGCACCGCGAACGGCTGGAATCATGGCGGTTACTTTTTTGCCCGTACCGACACCCGAAACGGAAGCCGCCGCAGATTTTTGCGCGGAACCGCCGCCGAATGTGTCGGTAGTGCCGTCAGCGTTTTGGCGCGTGATTTTGGCAGGGACTTGAGCAGTTTTGATATTCAGGCTTTGACCGATTGCGCCGTTGTTTGCACCTGCGACGTCCCAATATGCCTGCAAGCCCAAAGCCACGCAGACGATGGACAGGCTGGAAGTGCTGATTTTGCCCAAAGTGTCGTTAGAGGCGACAGCGGTCGGGGTAGGGGTAACGCCTGATTTCAGGCTGGTGTTACCGCCCAGCAAAATCATTTCTTCGGCAACCATAGTCGCTTGCAGGGTTTGGGCAACCGCCAACGCTTTTACGTCCTCGAAACCGCGCGCGGCGTAATCCGCTTCAAAGGTTACTTGGTTTTCCAAGCCGATGGCGCGGAATTGGGCGTTTCGTTCAACGATTTCATGGTTGATAACACCGCCGCGTTTACCCTCACTGATACCTGCGCGTTGGTTGCCGACGTTAATGTTGGTAATGGCTTTCCAGTTCGAACCGATGGTGCGACCGCCGCCCACACGGGGGATACGGTTACGCAACGGGGTCAATACCGGATAGAGTTTTTGCGACGGCGCGGAAAGGTCATAGGTTTGCAGACCGGTGGTAAAACTGGTCGGCTGAGTAAAACCTTTATTCAGCGGCTCGCCGCCTGCTTGTGCTGATTTCATCAATTCAAGCGTTTCTTGAGTGATTTGATTCACGTTCATTTATAAAGCTCCCAAAAATAAAAAACCGCCTGTAAGCGGTGTTACAGACGGCCTGCGTGTGCTGCCTTGACGAGTGTTGCCACATCATCAAGCGAACCGTCATTCTTTACAATCGGCTGAAAACCTTTTAATGGGTCTTCGCCGTTATCTTCTGCCTTACTGATAGCTTTAGTGCTACCTTTCGGCGGGGCTGCCTGTTTCTTCAGGCTTTCGATTTCCGCCTGCGCTTTGACAAGGGCGTCATCCGATTTTTTCAGCGCGTCTTGTGCTTTCGTCAACGCATCTGCCATTTCGGCTTTGGCAAGGTCGTCTGATTTATCGGCTTTAGCTACCAAGCCATCGACCAGCTTGTCGGCTTCACTTATCGTCAAAGCTTTCAACGATTCGGCTAGGCTGCCCGCTGATTCTTTGATTTGCGCGATAACGGCCGCGTCCACATCGTCATAGATAGCGTCCTCAATCAGCCATCTCAAAGACGCCAACACGTCGGCTAACGATTTGACTTGCCACATTGATTTAGCGACCGGCTCGTCTTTCGGCTTCTCAGCTTTAGCCAATACCGCTTTCAAGATGGCGATTTCAGATTCAGACAATTCGACGCTTGCCGATTTTTCGGCTTCGTCCTTTTTATCGTCTTCTTTGTTGTCAACCTTTTCATCGACCGTATCGCTGTCTGCCTTTTCGGCATCGTCAGCAGGCGTTTCGTCAGCTTTATCGGCTGGCTTGTCGTCTTTATCCGTCGCCTCTTCCTCGTCTTTGGGCTTATCCGCCTTAAAGCAGGTAAACACCGCGTCAGGATTTGCAGGGCGGTCAACAAGGCTGATTTCTGTCAGCTTCAAGCCCGTGATTTGCGACTTATTCAATTCGTCGCGGGCAGTAACGCTGCCGCCGATTGAAAAGCCTTTGTAAACACCTGTCTTGACTTTCGTCACAGCAACAGGGTCAACGATATGCGCGCCGAAGAATGTGCGCCCGTCGTCTTCTACGTTGATTTCGATAGCCGTTCCCGCCGCGTTTGAGCCGTGCATTTCACGCACCGCGCCAAACTTCATGTAATCGGGAATAGCCGCTTTCATTGCTTCCGCCGCGATGATTTCGCCGTCTGAATCGACCGCCTCACTTGAGGCATAGCCCCAAACTTTGACAGTACCGTCGTCCTGCGCTTCCATCTTGGCGATTTCTGCGTATAACTTTGCCATTCGTTACTCCAAAAAAAAGCCGCCCCCGTAAAGAGAGCGGCAAACCCCAACACTACCAACAGTAAAATTAAACTTTCGGCATATCTTCTGCTAAAACGGGGACGACCGTACATCTGCAATTAGGGTGGGCAGGCGGCGTCATACCACCATGCGCGAAATGCTCATGCAGACCAATCACACCCATATCCCCGTTTGTATTGCAAATTTCGGAAACCTTGTCGTCTTCGGCGGTTATCCATCGCTTACCGGCAACAAGCCCTGTTTCTTCCCAGCCTATCAGGTTGCCCATATTGTCCGCCATTGCCGTTTCAGTTCGGGCAATGGTTCGGGCGCGGGTATTGCTAAAGGCATGGGATTCTTTCAGACGACCCGCCAACTCCTGCACGCTGTCGCCGTTTTGCATGGCTTCGACCACTTGGCCGCGTATCATTTCGCGCGTTCCCTCTGTGATTTGCCATTCGGCGGCAGGGTTTTGGATAAGCTCGCCTCCCGCCCACTTCATGCCGACCATTTCGGCGGCTCGGTCATGCGCCCACCTGACGGCACGGCTGCGGATATTCGTAACCATACCGACAGCAGGGTCAGGCATTACCTGCAACAAGGCGGCAACCGCCCCATCTTCCACCGCCCGCCTGATAATCGGCTCGACCACATCGGACAAGCCGTCCCAGTCGCCGAAATCCAAACCGTCAGTAACGATTTTCGCCACCCGATTCAATTCAGCGGTCAGGTCTTCCGCCTGCCAGTCAACAACCGCCCCATCAATCAGCGCGGTAATCTGTTCAGCCATGCCGTCAATGCGCGTCAGCAAATAAGCCTCAATAAGCGCGGCGGCTTCGGCTTCGCTCATTGGGCTTTCCGACTTTCCCAGTTTTTCAGCCTCTTGGTTCAACTGCTCTTTAGGCTGTTGGTCGTCTTGCTGATTTGGATCGGGATTATCCTGCTCCGGTAACGGCTCCTTACCCAGTTCGGCGCGGATTTCATCGGCGGTCAGAATGCCGGCGTTTTTGTAGATGGCGTAGATTTCAGCCTGTTCTTTCGGGTTGAGCGATTCCTCTTCCTTCCAAACAAACTCATAAGCCGCCATATCCATGTATCGGGCAAGCACGTCATCAATCAGGGCTTTAACCCAGTTTTTCAGGCTGCTCATGCCGTCGGACAACGATTGTTCGCGGCTCGTTTCCGCTACGCTTCGGTTTACCTGCGCCACGAATGGGGTAGGTTCGACGCTAAACGCAAAGCAGACCACACGCGCCAACCATTCATCGTAAACGTCCTTTAACGGCGGCTGCTTCGTTTCTTTAAAGTTTCGGGACAGCTCACCCGGCACGAAACGCATCTTTCGCCGTTCCGCCGTCTCGCCTGACAACAACAAATCCCAGTATTCCTGGAAGCGTTGAATATCATCAGCCGGCCACGTTTCAGGCACGCCGACCAAAGCATCGGGAACGCTGCCCGCTGTGTAGTATTCCAGCGCGTGAATCTGCCGTTTTAAGGCGATATTCACAGTCATGATGATTTGCTCGACCGGTGAGTAACCGTAAACCTTGTAGCTTCGATTGTTGCGTGAACGGTAAACCAACTCGTCCGCCATGTAGTCAACCGCCGCCATGCCGTGCAGGATTTGCTGATACGCCGTTTCAGGCGGCAAAGGCATACGCCCCGTGTTATCAAGCACGCGCTTAATCGTAGCCCCGTCTATCACTTCAAGGGCGTACAAGTCGCCGCCCAGCGTTTTGCGCGGGTAGATACACGGCGCGTCAATAACAAACAGGTCTTCAAGCAAGATACGCAGCCAGTCCGCCCATGTATGCTCTTTGTCAGGCGACTGAAAGAACGCAATGGCTTCATCGACCCTTCGGTCTTTGCGCTGTGATTCGTTGTTTGCCGTTGATGCAATGTCGCGCTTTTGGATTGTCCATCTCAGGCATTCCATTTGGTCTTTTCGCTTTTCGATAACCAAACGCAATACGTCGTAGTTATCAGCAAGGGCGCGTAATTGTGCAAAGCCTATTGCTTCACGTTCGCGCGGCTTGGAATGCCCCATGTTGTAGAACGGCTCATAATCGAACCGCCGACCCTCTGCCTGTTGTGCAACAGGGGCTAAAGGCTTGCCCGCATCCATCCAAGCATCCGCGTTGCCGGTAAAGGCATAACGGACACCGGCAGCAACTCGGGCAATAAAGCCTTGTGATAATGGTGTCTTTTTACTCATTTGTTTGCCTCGACCTGCGACCGCAGGTAATCAATCATGCCCGTTCGGGTGTCTAGTAACTCGCTAAATGCACGGCTCAAACAGTCGATTTGGTCGTCGTGCTGACCGTTTGGGAACATACGCATTTCGGCAATCAGCGCATCCGTATCCCATGTGCCGTCATCCAATACCATCACGTTACCGATGTTGACCTGTGCCGCGAACGGTTCGGCGCGCGTAACCTTATCGCCCGATTCGGGGCTGGTAGATACAGAAAAGCCCGCCAGTTGACGGGTTAGATACAGGGTTTGCGATTTACCCGCCTGTCCAGGGTCTTGAGGGATAGATACTTTCGTTTTCACGCCGTCTTTCTGCGCCGTGTTTCGCAATATCCTATCCCGCTCGTCTGCGCCGTACTGACCGCGCACAATGTTTGCGATGATGTACCGACCGTCTTCCGTAACGCCAAGCCTGCCGCCTGCCGTATAGTCGCCGTCGTTCGCAGTGGACGCTAAGTCCCATCCGCGTACCCATCGAATATTCCCGGCGGGCAGGGCTTTCACAAATTGCAGGTTGTCGGGCTTGAAAGTACCGCCATCAGGCGGGGCGGGGCGTTGCAGATATTGCCCAGCGAAGACATACGGCGCGGCTTGCTCCATGCGGCGCAGTGTTTCAATATCATGTTTTTCGGGCCATAACGCCGTGCCGTCTTCTTGAATGGCAGATAGGCACAAATGCTCCCACTCTTCGCCATTGCCGCCATCAAGCAGCCAACCCGCGATGTCTTTCTCATGCAGTCTTTGCATAATCACGACAATGGGTGTTTCAGGGCTGTTTTTCCGTGATTCCAACGTGTTTTGAAACCAGTCGATGACGTTTTGCCGTCTGACCCCGCTTCGTGCTTCATCAGCCTTATGCAAATCGTCAAGGATTAGTGCGCCTCCGAAACCGTCCCGATGCTTGCCCGCGCCGAAACCGGTAATCGTACCGCCCGTACCTGTTGCGTACATCACGCCGCCGGCGGTCGTCTTCCAGTGATGGCTGCTTTCGCTTGCAAGTTCCACCCCGGGGAATATCGCCCGATACTCTTCATGCTGGACAAGGTTTCTAATCTGCACGGAGTTATTGACCGCCAGCGTTGATGAATAGCTCGCATGGATAAACTCGCTATCAGGCGCACGACCCATCGCCCATGCGATAAAGTTCACGACCGCTATCTCCGTTTTCGAGTATCGCGGCGGAATGTTGATAATCAGCCGTTTCGTTTCGCCGTTGAAAACACGCATCAACGCAGAACATATCAACTCATGATGCTTCGCCTGCGTCCATTGATACCCGCGCCGCTCACGAAACATCCAGCGCGTGAATGTGTACAAATCGCGAAAGCAAAAATCACGAATGACCGATATTTCTTTTTCATCAAATTGCTGTAATGCCATTTTATTTCAAATTCCATTGGAAGATTAATCAAAAATGGCACTCCGACCGTCTTAGGGATTAGCATTTTGTGCTAAATCTTCCGCAAAACGTCTTCAGCTATCTTCCTGTACTCTTCTGCGTCAAGCCGTACCGTCGGCGTCATGCTGCCATCGCTTGATTTAACGTCAAGCTCAGTTTTTTCGCCGTATTTCCTAGGTGCAAGCTTCGATGCCGCCCACTTGCGGGCATCTACCTGTAATCTTGCCTTTGCTACAGCCGCGCTATCAGCTTCCGCAGTGTCGGCAATCTCGATAATCTCTTCAAAGTAATGGTCTGCCTGCCTGTCTCTCGCGCGCGCGTATTGCTCCGAAAACTCTTGGTTCTCATTCAACCACTTACAAACGGTCGAGGTTGACGGCATATCATCTTCAGCACAGATAGCACGCAAACTTTTACCGTTCGCAATTTGCTCACAAATTTTCTCAGCCATATCCTGACTGAATTTACTCGGACGCCCGACAGGGCGTTTTTCTTTCCCGCTCATATCGAACCTCACAGAAAAAAGAAAGCCGCCTGATTCCGAAGTTAATCAGAATGCAGACGGCAAAGGAGAGTAATACATCATGAATAAAGGGATAGCCCCATACCGATAACGGCAGGGGCTATGTGCAAGAACCGCTTTACAGCCTGTCATGGCAGGCGACCATCAGGTCGGGCAAACGCTGTTTCACTTGCTCCGCGTTTTTTACAGAGACCAACAAAGGAGAGTGGGGCGCGACCCCCTAGTTTATTTGGAAGCGTCCGCGTCATCTTCCTTAGCGGCTACGCCGCCCCTTTTGCCTTTTGCCAATCATGGCACGGCTAGAAACCTGAAATTCAAGCAGTCTGAAAACGCAAAAACCGCCCTATAAAGGCGGTTTATATAGCTATTTCCAAACTATACCATAATTCTAACATTTTCCTCCGCTATGTCAAGCGTTTAATAGTTGTTTGGAATAGATGGTGCAGAAACAACAACACCATCTTTCATCACAACAGAGACAGAGCGGGCAGAGCCGGTAAATCCGTTGGCGAACGACCATACATAAATCAAGCCATTCGGCGTAGATGTCGTCATGTTTGGTTTGCCAAGCAGAGACAATACTTGCTGCTCGCTCATACCCTCTTTTACTTGGCGGGCGTTATCCCAATTAAAATTTGTACCGGCGCAACCAGCCAAACCGGCAGCGACAACAACAGCAAGAATCAGATTCTTCATTTTTCATCCTTTTTTTGTGTAGTAATGTGGGTTATGAGATTATGCCACATTGTTTAAACTCGTCATAGAGTTTCAGATAGGCTGAAGTCTCAATCGCGGCTAAAATCTTCCCTACTTTTTCAAACTGTCGGTAAACATGGCCGTTCGATACGTCGTATTTATCCATAATGGCGGTTTTCTTCGGCTGCTCCGTGAACAGGTTGGATAAAATCGCATCACACAACAGCAGATTCACGCCATTATTCTGCTCTTCGATGTAGGCTGTCAGGTCGATAATTCCGCTTAAATCTTGGCTGTGTTTACATTCTACCGCCGCCAACTCATAGCGGTTCAACACGCGCTCAATTTTGCTGATAATCATCTCAGCATGGGCATGTTTTTCCGCCTGCGTCAAATCCCCACCGCCGCCCATAACGCCCTTACTCTCACACCAAGCGCAAACTAACGCCGTGCCGTTAATTGGCTCCATTCTCACGCCTTTAATACTGTAAACATCTCGTAAGACTTGTTCCACGTTTTTATACATCAAAACTCCCTTGCGAATTTACCATGCATCTCCTGTCTTAACTTGAAAGCGTATCTCCTAGCCTCTTCAAGCTCAAAAAATGTTTTAGTTCTCCTTTTCCCGTTGGCACATATCTCAACCATCCATTTCTTTATTCGCTTATTCCACCAAACACCTTTAACTCCTGTCTTGGACGTTTTCCTAAGTTTGCTATTGCAAATATTCTCCGACTGATAGCGTAACCTCAAGTTAGATATACGGTTATTCCCATCATCGCCATCTATATGGTCTATCACATATCCTTCCTCTGGAAACTCTCCATTCTCATAAAACCAAACTAAATGATGCAGATAATACGTTTTTCCTAAAAACCCTATCTTTACATATCCGTTATTAGGATTTTTACATCCTGCAATCTTTCCGATTTTTGTATTTCTTCCCGATTTTTTCTTCCATATAAAAACACCTTTTGATTTTTCATAACTAAAATACTCATCAATTATTTCTTTACTAATCATTCTAAATGCTCCAAATTATTCCAAATTCCCCAGCCGCCCATGATTGCAAGCGGTTTTGATAGTCCGTCATTTCCGCCGTATTAAGCGTTGTCGTGCTTATCGGTTTTTTGACTTCCGTGCCGTCGGGCATGGCTTTAATATCAAAGCCCAGTAACACGCCTTTACAATACTCATGCCACGTTTCCGCGCTGTACCGCCTGCCGTTGACCCACGCTTTATCCGATAACTCCCCGTAAATTCTCCACAAGCGGCGGTTCTGCTCGACGCTCCGTTTGGATTTGTGCGGGCGGATCGTGATTTCGAGATTGCCATTCTCAAACCACCCGTTCAGGTTGTCCCAAATCGACCGCATCACGCCGCGCGCATTTTGCGGTGTCAGTGTGAATTTCGCTTCGTTCATTTCAAACGTCCTTTCACGCTGATAATCCCCAAATCCACAAGGCGTCCCATCGTGCGAAACTGCGACCGGCGCATATAAAACTCCTTGTCTTCGCGGCTCAACTTGATATGCGACCGACCATCGATTACGTCGTGACAGGCGCTACACCCGAACCCGCCGCTCAAGTCATCGCTTTTCAGCCCCATGCCGTGCGTCTCGCTTGGAAAATGGCAAAAGACGACGGTTTCAGGGTTGTAATTGCACACACCCGCGATGTTGAGTGTGCATTGCTCGCCTTTAGCGGCTTTGCGTATTGCGCTCATTCCAACTCCTCAACCTTTACCACCAACCCGCCGCCTGCGACCGGCTCGTTTCCATACTCGGCGACAATACGTCTGACCTGATTGTCGTTTTCGTAGGCGACGCCCTGTAACGCGTCTAAACAGACTTTTAAGCAGTTGTCCAAATCCAAACATACTTTGCTTGCCGACCCGTCCTTGTTCGCCTTTGGGATTAACTGGACTGTCATGCTTACCGTCTTGCCGGTCGGCTTGATACCGTTTTCAGCGGCGATGG